ACCACAAGGAACATGGTCATCGCTTCTCCAAGGCAACACGCGACAAAGTTGCTGCCAAGATGAGAGATGAGTTCGAGGCCGATTCAGCGGCTGGAGATCATGACCATCTTCTTCACAAGAAGCACCAGAAGAAGAAGACCAATGATTCATATGAGTACGAGGGAAACGAAATCATGGAAGAGATTCACCTCGAACCACATGAGTATCTTGCTATTCGCATTCTAGAGCAAAGACAAGCAGCAAGAGAAGAAGTCTATGAAGATGTCATTGATGAGGACTACATCATCGAGCAAATGATCATCGAAGGTTACAGTGATGAAGAAATTGTCGAAGTCATCGAAGCAATTCAATAATAAAAGGGAAAATGACCATGCAAAGCAAAGCATTCAGATCACTACAAGAATCCGTATATAATGTCGTAGCAGGCATTAAGGAAGAAAATACTCTCGCAGAGGATCTTTTCATCGAATATCTCGAAGGTGTATTCGGTGCTGACAACCTCATCAACGAAAGTGTTGATGACGAAGACATCGCAGGCGCACTTTTACACGTTCTCGAACTCGCAGAAGCCATTGAGTATGTCATCGAGAAGAGAGACAGAAGTGCCGCTGGTCTTTCGCAGAAGTTGTACCGTGCTGAGTATGATTCAGACCAAGGATATGGTAAAGAGGGTAAGAGGGCACCAAAGATTGCTGACGCCGCTCACGCGGCCGCAAAGAAGAAGTATGGTAAACTTGCTGGTGATGCGATGCGATCAAGAGCCAAGAGACAGGCTGGAGAAGATGAGTACGGAACAGGCGACTCAGAATCCAAGAGAAACAAGAGGAAGATTGAGAAACTCGGTCAGTTTATCGCCCGCCGAACCAAACAGAACCCCGGCGACGGTCGAGGTTACAAAGACTGATAAAACAAAACTAAAAAGCAGAAACAAGGGAAAGACATGGGAGAGTTTTCGGGGGACGTAAGTCCCCCGAAAGCATATATACAAACGGAGGATACAATTATGCAACCAGGCCCATTTAACAACAGAGATAAAAAACTATACAACAACATCGCCGATATCCTAGACAATATCAGAGAAGCAAAGAAGGCTGACAAGGATTATGACGGTGATGGTAAAGTTGAATCAGGAACCGCCGAGTGGAAGGGTTCGAGAGACAGGGCAATCAAGAAAGCCATGGCTACTCGTAACGAAGAAGTAGAAGAACTCGATGAACTCAAGGCTGGAACCTACTACAAGGCACACAAGAGAGCCCATCAAGAAAAAATAAGTGCCGACGATGAAGCCGCGATGGGCACACCGGGTGCCGCTGAAGACTCCAAGAAGCGAGCAAGACAAATGAAGAAGTTTATGAAGGCTGCTGCTTCACGAAGCGAAGATGGTAAGACAAGAAAAGAAGAAGTAGAACACCTTGATGAAAAGAAAAAAGATAAGAAGGCCAAGAAGGACTATGATGGTGATGGAAAGATAGAAACAGGAACTCAAGAATGGCGTGGTTCTGTTGATAAAGCCATCAAAAAAGCCATAGCATCCAGAGGAGGTAACTGATGTTACTTATCACAGAAGTCAACGAAGATGTCAATCTCGTCTGTGAGGAAAACAACGGAAAGAAAACCTTTGGTATTGAAGGTATCTTCATGCAAGCCGAAAAGGTAAACCGCAACGGTAGAAGATACGGTCGCAAAGTTCTTTTCGGTGAAACCAATCGTTACAACGAGAACTACGTCAGAAAGAACAGAGCCCTTGGTGAACTGGGACACCCCGATGGTCCTACCGTGAACCTCGAAAGAGTTTCACATATGATTACCAATCTTGATTTCGACGGTGACAACATCGTAGGTAAGGCCAACATTCTTGATACACCATATGGAAAGATTGTTCAGAACCTCATCGAAGGTGGAGCAAAACTTGGTGTTTCATCCCGTGGTATGGGTTCTATCAAGAGCGTCAATGGCATCAACGAAGTTCAACAAGACTTTATGCTTGCTGCTGTTGATATTGTTGCGGACCCATCTGCTCCAGATGCTTTCGTCAATGGAATTATGGAAGGCAAAGAATGGATTTATGAGAATGGTTTCTTCCGTGAGCAGCAAATCGAATCATACCGCAAAGCAATCGAAAAGGCAAATAAGAGAGAACTCGAAGAAAAGAAACTCAAAGTATTTGAGAACTTTCTCAAAAATCTTTGATTTTATAAATATTTGGAACTTTCAATAGCAAAGGAGTCTATAAATGGACTATACAGATCCAGTAGAAGTAGCAAAGAAACTTCTGGCTGAGGAGCAAGAAATCAACGAGGCCGAAACCATTCTCGACCTCAGCGACGAGCAAGACACTCAGGGCAAGAAGCCAAAGATTGATACCGACAAAGGTACAGAAGGAAAGGCATCAAAGAATCAGGCTAGCATCAAGATGAAATCATCTGCTGCTAGTGGAAAGATTGAAAAGCCAACCGTTACCAAGGAGCATCTCGTTGCTCTCTTCAACGGCGAAGACCTTACTGAAGACTTCAAGGACAAGGCTGCAACCATCTTTGAGGCTGCTATCAACGAGAAGATCAATGAAGTTGAAGAGGCTCTTTTTGAGCAGTATGAAGAGGCCCTCGGAGAAGCAGTTGAAACTCTTCAGCAGGAAATCACCGAGCGTCTTGATGACTACCTCGGATACGTTGTTGAGAACTGGATGGGCGAAAACGAACTCGCTGTCGAGTCTGGTATTCGCACCGAAGTAGCAGAGAACTTCATTCACGGTCTTCGTGAACTCTTCGAGTCATCATTCATTGATGTTCCAGAAGAGAAGTATGACCTCGTTGACGGACTCTCAACCGAAGTCGAAGAACTTCGTGCCCGTCTCGATGAAGCACTCAACGAGAACATTGAACTTAGCAAGGACAACACCATTACCGAGTGTGCCCTTGTCTTTGAGTCAATGACCGAAGGCCTTCTCGAAACCGAAGTCGATCGTCTTCGCACGCTCGCCGAAGGAATCGAGTTCGACAGCGTTGAGCAGTTCGCTCACAAACTCGAAACACTTATTGAATCATACACTGAAACTGGTGTTCTAACCGAAGAAGAAGACGTTACCACACCAGAGCAAGGAACCGAGGCTTCGATTGGTAATCCTCTCATGGAGGCTTACAGTCGCGCCCTCACCAAGAAAATTAAGTGAAAATCTAACAAACTATAAATACAAAGACTTCTAATAAGGAGAAACAAAAATGGACTCTAACTTAGGTTCAACCGAAATGCTTCAAGAAAAGTGGTCGCCAATCATCAACCACGGCGACCTTCCAAGAATCGACGACCCATACCGTCGTGCCGTTACCTCAGTTCTTCTTGAGAACCAAGAGAAGGCTCTTCGCGAGCAGTACCTCGCCGAAACTCCAGCAAACGCCGCTGGTGGTGGTCTTGGTCTTGCTGTTGCAAACAGCAACGCAAACATGCAGGGTTTCGACCCAATCCTCATCTCACTCGTTCGTCGTGCTATGCCAAACCTGATGGCTTATGATGTCTGTGGTGTTCAGCCAATGACTGGACCAACAGGACTTATCTTTGCCATGCGTGCTAAGTATGACTCACAGGGTAGTGCTAATGAAGCCCTCTTCAACGAGGCTCAGAACCGTGCTGGTGCTACAGGATCTCTGTCTGCATACAGTCGTCTTGGTGATAATGTCGGTGGTAACTACGAAGGTTTTACACTCGACCCAATCGACGGTCTCGATCCTTTCACCCGCTCCGAGGCTGAAGGACTTGGTAATCCTTCAGGTAATGCCTTCCCCGAGATGGCATTCAGCATCGAGCGAACTGCCGTCGAAGCGAAGACTCGCGCCCTCAAGGCTGAATACACCACAGAACTCGCTCAAGACCTGAAGGCTGTTCACGGACTCGATGCCGAGTCAGAACTCGCCAACATTCTTTCAAGCGAGATTCTTGCTGAAATCAACCGCGAGGTCATGAGAACCATCTACCGTGGTGCTAAACTCGGTGCCCAGCATCTCGACCTCTACGGTCGCGGTGTTGGTCTCACTGCTGGTATCTCCGCTGGTGCAACTGTCGCAGATCCACTCGCCGCAACCGCTGGTCGTGGTGTCGGTGGTGTCTACGACCTCGCCCGCGACTCAGACGGTCGTTGGTCCGCAGAGCGTTACCGTGGTCTCATGTTCCAGATCGAGCGTGAGTGCAACCGTATCGCTAAGGATACCCGTCGTGGTAAGGGTAACTTCATCATCTGCTCTTCAGATGTTGCTTCTGCCCTCGCTATGAGTGGATTCCTTAACATCTCACCAGCACTCGCTACCAACCTCAATGTTGACGACACTGGCAACACCTTTGCTGGTACACTCAACGGTAAGATCCGCGTCTACATCGACCCATACTTCGGTCCAGGCGTTGCTCACACCGCCGCTGCCGATACTGGTCGCGACTTCGTGTGCGTCGGATACAAGGGTTCCAGCCCATACGACGCAGGTCTCTTCTACTGCCCATACGTTCCACTACAGATGGTTCGTGCAGTCGGTGAAGACACCTTCCAGCCCAAGATCGGATTCAAGACCCGTTACGGTCTTGTCAACAACCCATTCGTTAGCATCAACACCGCTAACAACTCCGATCCAACTGCTGCAACTTCGTTCCGCAAGAACCAGTACTACCGCATCTTCCGCGTAGACAACCTACACGGTATCGGT